ATCCAATGGTACAATTACTGGCTCATTGTCAATCGAATCATCAACGTAAAACTTGTTAGAAGCATCAGTATCAGTAGTTGGATTTGCAAGTCCTGTAATCTTTTGATTGTTAGTGATTGTAATAGTTCCATCACTTGTGATCTGCAATCCACCACCTGATGTTGATATGGCATAATCATTTAAAGTAATATTATCTACACTCAAAGTTGTAAGTGTACCTATCTGTGTTAAACCTAATGCACTTGTAACCTGTGAACCTAAAGCTGTCTCATTTAACACTTCATTTCCGTTGACCTTGAAACCTTTGGTTGCGGCAAGATCAATGTTTTCACTTGATGTCCAAGATTGGGTACTGTTTCTCCAAACAAATTCTTTGTCTAAGTCTGATGATTTTAGGATAATACCACCACCATCCACTGCGGCATTGTTGCCTACAGTACTGTCTGATTGTATTGCAAGTTCTATATTCTTATCTTCAACTCTTAAATTTTGTGTATCAATGCTTGTAGTTGTACCAGTAACAATTAATTGTCCATCAACTTTTACATCTCCACCAACGTGTAAAGTATGTAATGGTTGTGACTTAAATATTCCTACATTAGATAGATCAGTATCAACAACTATTGCATCAACGTAACCTGTTGTTTTTCTAACTCTTACTTTCCAATCATGATTTGAAAGTTGATTTTCTGTAACATAACTTGTACCAACAATTTTTTGTATGTTGTTTTGTGCTGTTCCTATTGTAAGTCCACCTGAGTTACTAACTGTCAAAGTTCCTATTGTTACACCATTTGAATCTGCTGGTAAAAGTTGTGCCGGTGTTCTAGTATTTCCTTGGCTATCTGTTAATGATAAAGCCGAATCCGCAGTACCTCTGTATACAAAGTTTACACCATCTATTAAATTAAAACCTTTTTTGATATTACCTGTTATTCCTGGAACTGTATATCCTACTGCTGGAGTAAATTCTTCGTTTGCAAAAACTCCTACAAGTGTGCCACCTATAAAAAATCTTACAGTTGTTTTACTATTGTTTTGTGTATCTAATGCTGTTACAGTTTCAAATCCTGATTTACCTTGCTGTGCTGTGTATACTGGTCCTGCTAAAGTTAGATCAGTTCCATCATAAAAGTATAATTGATTTGTTAAACTGTTTAACCATAAATCTCCTGACACCATGTTGTTAGGTTCTGAAGTAGAAACAATAGGACCTCCACTTTCTTTAAATGAAGTGCCGTCATAAACTTTTATTCTTGCTGATGCAGTATCATACCAAAGCTGTCCTTTCAATGGAACAGAAGGTGCAGATGTGTTGGCAAAATTCTCCAACATCTTGATCATGTTTTCGTTTAGGGTTTCACCAAATCCTGTATAATTTTTTCCAATCAGACCAATGGAAGTAGTAGTGGTATCTAATTGTCCGTCAACTAAATCTACTAGTAATGTTCCGTCTGTCTTGTTTAATTTATATCCCATAGTTTATCCTTAACTTAGAAATGTGTTTTCCCCTGCGTATATTATGTAGTTCACAGTCATGTAAGGATTCATAATATTAAATGAATTACCTAAACTACTGTTAGTCAACACACCACCTGAAGTAGGATATGCCTGGCCTGCTCCTGTGCCTGTTGGAGCATCATAAGTTATACCCTGTGAATCATTTGGAGTACCAGATATATCTCTAATTGTGTAATACTGGTCTCCGCTTGGTCCTCTTAAATCGTGTTCGTGTTCTGGAAGATTGCTTGTTGATAATGTTTGTGTTTGTTGTCCATTTACACTACCTACTGTGTCAGCTGATGAATCAGTAACAACGTTTGCACTTCCGCCACCCATGTTATCTTTACCTAGTGGCATTCTGCCTCTAAAATCAGGAATAGCAAATTTACCTGCTGATACCAATGATTGGTCTTTAAACTGATATCCTATTACATTAAATAAATTTTGATAGTCAGCAATATTAACTTCTTGTCCATAGCAAAATAACCAATTAGTTGGCTCAGTTATTCCACCATATGGTGTAATCATACCAACTGGTAAAGTTGGAATAGCTTTGAACAAGTTTGTTCTTGATATTTTATAAACGCCTGTATCACCAGATGTTCTGTTAATTATTAATTCATCTGTTGATACTGAACTTGAAACTTCTGATTTGTTACTAATAAAAGCATTTGAAATACTTGTTGTAAAAGTTTTTGTTGCAGAATCTTGTCCGTCAAATGTAAAGTCTGGTGCTGTTACATCTCCTGTCATTCTAAATGTTGTTGCACTTGCAAGTTTGTCTGTAGATCCTGAACGTCCTGATACTGTTCCTGTTACGTTACCTGTAAGGTTACCTACAAAGTTTTGTGCATATACATTTAACCATTGTTCGTTTTGTGTTCCTAAATTCCTAGTGGTTGTTGCATTAGGAACAATATTTCCTGTTGTTGTTAATCCTGCTACATTGGCATCACTTCCAACAAATAATCTTTTGGCAATTCCTACACCACCTTTAGTAATTAAACTTCCTGTGTTGATTGTAGTTGCATCAGTTGTTCCGTCTACAAGCATTGAATTAGAAACTTGTATGTTACCTGTAACGTCTAGTGCTTGATCTGGAGATAAATTGTTTATTCCAACTTTTGAAGTTGAATCTATTCTCATTACTGTTTCAGTAGTACCATTGTTGTTTACTCTAATATCAATGTTTGATCCTGAAGTTTGGTGACTAATTATTCCTGCTTGTCCTTCAACACCTACTGTCATAAAACTTGAAGCACCAACTGTGATACCACCGTTGTTTTTTACTGTGATAGGATATAAACTTTGTGATAATGCATCATTACGTATAAAATTTGTTGCTGGAATAGTTTCATTTCCAATAACAAGTGCTTCGGCCTTTTCAGCTACTCCATAATATTTTCCTGCACCAGAGCCTGTGATGTCTGCTGTGCTTAAATTAAATCCTGGCTTGATGGTTGTAAATCCTTGAATAGTTGTCTTTGGTGTAAATGACGCTGTGGCATATATAGCCAATGTCTTTGCACTTACTTCTACAATCAAACAAGTGTATGCAACATTGTTTGTTCCTGTAATAGAAGTTGCTCTTACTCCTGTTGAAAGTCCATCACTGAATGAAGGACCAACTAATACCCAACCTGAACCTGTGTACAAATATAATTGTTGATTGTCAGTATCTACCCAAAGGTCACCTGTCACTGATTGTGCGGCACCTGGGGCGTTGGTTGCTTTCTTTAGTCCTGAAGCACTTATCCAAGTTGTTCCATCATATAATTTTAATTGATCAACTCCTGGTGTGTTATCATACCAAAGTTGTCCTTCAACTGGATTACCTGGTGCTGTGCTGTTTGTAAAATTTTCTAAAAGATGTAAAAAGTTTTCTGCAATGGCTGTTCCGTATGCTGTGGTATTTCTGCCTGGTATGGACAGAGACGTTTGTTGATTGATAGTATTATCTTCAACACTAATGCTACCTTTATTAGCAACGTCTGTATAATTTACAGTATAAGCCATCTATTACGCCTCGTTAAAACCAGTTAAACTTTGTACTCTAACTGTGTAGTCTATTTGTATTAATCTGTTTAAACTTTTTTGTACTGGGTGAAATATTACGTGTGTAAGTAATCTACCTGTACCTGATGTTGCATAACTTACTAAACCTAGTTCGTCAAACACATATAAACTGTCTGAACCTGTTGCATTGTCTAATGCATCTTGTCCTGAAGGTTCACCATAATCAAGCAAACAAGTTGCAATGATATCTGTGTAGTTTGTACCACTAACGTGACGTGTTTCAATCTTGTTTCTTGTAGGATCTGTGTTGTTGATTGAATTATCGTCAATTACTTTAGTGTATGTTTGGTTGTATAAACTAGCATTTGTTCCTGTTGAGTTGGGTGAAAGGTATGTAATTATACCCGTTGGATCGACGGATGTTCCACCATTACCAAAAGCCATTGAATATACCATTCCTTGCCCTTGGTTTGCTAATGATTCAGCTAATGAAATACTCATGTTTTCATAGTGAATAGCATTACGTTTATCAACCAGAATTTCTCCAGATTCTGGATTGTGTATCTTTATGTGTCCTTGCAAAAGAACTCCTGATTTGTCATTAAAATTGTCTATCATATTAATATCCTACAAGTGTATTTATTTAGGTAACGCCACCTCTTTGTTTCTTAAGAACCTTCCAATGTTATTTTCCGCTGATCTTAGTGGAGTTCCTGGGTCAGTCCATCTTTTTCCTATACGTCTAACCACCATAATCTTGGTGTTAATAGGAGGTTGTTCAGTCAATGTTAAGGTAGTACTGCCTGCTGTCATACTAAATTCCGCTGGAAGTGTAGTATCTGCTTCAGGACTATCCAAATTAGTTGCTGGATTGAATGAACTTACTGAATTTTTACGTAATCTCTTACCTCCAACAAATACTTCAACTAAATCCATAACTGTACCTGATCCTCCCGGATCTTGTGGTACAAAGTCTAATGTGTATGACTTCGTTGACCCATCTGAAGTAAAATTCAAGGTCAATATCTCATCTTTGTAAGGAACTGTTTGCTCTCTGCTTTGATCTAACACAATACTTCCTTTGTTGTGTTTAGTCTTCACTCCTGTACCAAGAGTTCCTCTTCTAAGCTGTCTTAATACACCATCTTCTTTCAAATAATATTCTATGCGTTCTCCACCTATAAACACAATGCCTGGAATTTGCTTGTTCTTGTTTGGAGTAGGTAAATCGGCATAGTTTGTTACAAATATCTTTGTGTCATACCAATTTAAATCTTCTGCTAATGTGTATTCAACATCATCTCCTAAACGTTTGAAGTGTGTTCTGTTCAACATATCTTTAAACTGTCTGTATCCAAATTTAGGAACTATTACATCGTTTGAGAAGTGTATAAGCTCAACAACATCATTTGCATTTATATCTGTAACAATTCTAACAGTCTGTCTATCATCCTGTAAGTAATAATCAACACTAGGAGTCAACAATGTACCGTTGACAACTATCCAAACATACTCAGCATCAATGGCAAGTTTGCGTAACTTAATTATTCCATTTGTCAACTGATGATATTCAGCATAATTATCCGTGCCTATTGTAATTGGATTTCTTGTTACAACATCAAGGTTAATTCTTTCTATTTTTCTAATGTCATGTTTACTAAATTGATATACTGTAACCTGTGAACTGTTTGCTGGTGCAGTATCAAAATGTATTTGATTAGGAGTAGCTACCCATAGTCCATTGTTGTCAAAATAGCCAAATGCGTAATCTCCATCATTTCTTATGTAAACATTTAAAATATCTCCTGCAACACCAACATCACTGAATAAGTTTACAGTGGCATTGAAAGTATTCCAACTCCAGCTTTGTGTAATTGTAATTTCTTCCCCATTCAAGAACACTCTGACTTTGTTTGCATCTATACCAGCTTGTGGTATTTGATAGTCTTTAAGTTTGTATTCTCTAGTAGCACTTACAACAAATCTTTGATTGTATCCTGCATTTAAAATATTGTTTCCAACTTTTACAATTACGTTGTGTTCTAAAGGTTCCTGTGTAAACGGAGCCTGTGCTAAAGTAAATGCTTTTGTGTTTCCATCTCCAGTAAATGCGTCTGTTGTAATCTGTGAGAAACTTTTACTTGCACTATCAAATATTGCATATTGTATAACAGCACCATTTGACGGAGCAGTACCTAACTTAAACACACTCATTCCTTTTTGTCCTGTGTAAGTTGTATCTGTTTCTGCTAATGTTACGTTGACAGTTTCACCATCTACTGTCAAATAATGACTTAACGTTGATTTGTATTTTACAGGAACAACAAATTGTGCTGTTGATCCGTCTCCTACAAAAGTATCAATGTCAAGTATTTTCTCACCATTGTTGCTCATTGTAATAATATGCACAGGATGATTTAATCCTGGAGCAGTTGTAAATTTAATTTTTTTGTTTTGATAATCAACACTGAATTGACTGTCACTGTAAATTGTGCCATTAACTTTTATCCAAACATCTTTTTGACTCATTGGAACAAAATTAATATCAAATTCTTTGTTATTACCATCACCCAAGTAATTGTAGCTGTGTAATATACTTGATCCGTCACCTGTTCTATCATAAACCTTTATATCTAAAGTGTCAAGCACCTGTCCTGGAACAAGTTCTTCAGGACCTTTGGAAGTCAATGGTGTTACAAAACCATCACCATCTACAACAATTTCTTCTGCCGCTAAACCACGTGCAGTTGCATAAGTAAGATCTCCACCTTGCAGTAAAGTATCATATCCATCTGGATCAGGAATAAATGATCCATCACTTGTAGATTTTCTAATTACAATAACATCATTAGCAACTGTAGGTATTTTAGTTTCATCTAGTTGTATAGTTGTTTGGCCAGCACCTGTGATTGGTAACATAACTGCATTTGGATTACCTGTTGTACCAATTGTACTTCCATCATAATTTACGTCATCTATTCTAACACCATTTTTGTACACGTTATACACAACACCATTTTCCAAAGGTTTGGCCAATGTAAACAGATTAGTACTTCCGTCAAGTGTGAACACTTCATCTTCATACGTGTTATCATATGTGTCATAACTTGTTGTGTAGTATGGTTCACTTGACCAACCAGTACCTGCACCAAATGTGAAACTCTTAACTTCAACTCCACCGTAATCTATTCCGTCCATTATTTGAGATACATCATTACCAAGCATTCCAGTTGTAGGATTATAAAATAAGTTGATCCTATCTTGTCCTTGCAACATTTCAATAGATTTGCTGTAAGTTATAACTATCGCACTATTGTTTGCTGGAGGTTCTGTAAATGTTACTCTTCCTCTTTTTCTTACATAAGATTTAGTGGTGTCTTCAACATTTGAAATACTGTATTCACTTTGTAAAGATTCAATTCCTGCTACTGTTACAGTAATTGTTGTTGTTCTTAGATCCATAGGAAACTTAAGATCAAAAATTGTTTGACTGCCTGTGCCAGTAAAGTTTTCAATTTCTGTTAATGTTGTAATTAAAAACGTTCCTGTTACTCTATCAAATTTACTTACTATATGATTAGATCTTACTTTACTGTTTCCTAGTTGAGCTGACACAACCGCTGGTATTCCAGATGTGTCTTGAGTTCCTTCAATGGTTACAGTTGGAGCAGACAGATATCCTCTACCTGGATTTGTTACAGTGATATATTTTATGGTTCCATTTGTACCAAGTGTTGCTTTTGCCACAGCACCGCTACCACCTCCACCTACAAATTTAACTAAAGGAGTTTCTAAATATTGTGTACCACCATTCTTGATGTTTACTCTTAATACTTCAAATCCAACATTGTCAGCCCAATATTTGTTAGGGTAAGTTGTAATAGAAGCATCTTGACCTACAATTAGATCATTATTGACTTTAAGACTTGCAGGCACAATCTTACCATCATTGATGCTGTATGCCGGAGGAATATCAAAGTCTGTAACACCACTGTTTGTTAATTCTGTTTTTGTATAGTTACTGACATATTCTCTAATTTTTGTTTTATAAGGTTTAGTTTCTTTAACAAAATCCTCGTAACTTGGTAAATTATCATTTTGGAAATTAACTTTTTGTTGTAAATCTCCTGCATTGTGTTTTGCTTTTATGAAACTTGTTTTAAATGCCCAATCAATATTTGCTTGTTCTGAGAAAGCATATCTAACACTTGCAAAAAACATCTTGTTGTATTCAACAGCAAGATCGTTAATGAATATATCATCTCTTAATGATTCTAAAATAATTCTTAATTCTCTAGTTGGTTGATTATCATAAAATGATGTATCATAACTTAATCCATCATAACCTATGTTACTATTAGCACTATCATACAAGCTGTTGCTTAATCTAATAGTTCCATTTTCCCTACCAACTGTTTTATATTTTGTTGTATAGTCTGAACCATCGTTGCTAATTTTTTCTAACAACAACCAACCACCTGAACCTATGGTTGAAATTTTTACAATATCACCTACTTGGTCAGTCAAAGAATCAAGTTCATATGAGTAATCAATTAAGTAATCAACTTCAGTGAACTCACTGTATCCAACATCATACCAATCAGTGTAACTCCACCATTGTGTTACATCATATGCAGAACTTGTAGTTCTTGACCAAGTTTTAGAAACACTTTGATATGCGTATATGGACCATCTTGAATTTACACTTTCATCTGTTCTAACCAATACACTATATTTTCTTACTTCAAGTGTTGTGTTAGGTCCATAATCTTGTCCTTCATTTTTAACTGTTGCACTTGTGATAGTACCATTGGCATCCATTGTCAAAGTAATTTCTGCATCAGTTCCATTACCAACATTGCCAAACTCATATGTAGGAACAGTGATGTAACCTTTACCACCGTTTGTTATATCTACCCTTGTAAGTTTTCCGTTAACAAACACTGGAGTAAGAACAGCAGGAATAACATTAGAAACTCCTACTAAACCTATTTCAGCATAAGTGTCAATTGCTTTGTCATACTTCCTACTTAATAAAGTAGGTGTTGGATCTTTACTTAAGAACTGTGTTAAGTTGTATTCATCTACAATTAGATTTTGTAGTAAAACTCTATTTGCTCTTTCTATAGTTTGCTTTAGTGCTTCTGTTTTATTTTTAAACATACTTTGTCTTGGTCTGTCTAAAATACCATAGGCTTGTTTAGGACTTAAGACAGTATCTGGCACAGGTCTTTCGTTGGTGTCTACACCTATTAAACTATCATACCATTTGCGTTCAAGATCTCTGTTTGGTTTGCTTGTATCTAAACCTTCAGTGATTAATTGATATTGATTATGAGTATTGATTTCTTTGTTTTCAATAGTCCAGTATCTAAAGTTAATTGCATTTTCAGGTCCACTTACAAGTGTTTCACAGTTGTATAAACCAAACCTGCTGTCAGAATAAATTGCAACAAATCTTTGTCCTTGTCCTGCAGGATCTTGAATTAATTGTGCAACATCATAAGCAGATGTTTTTCTAAACGTTACTTGAGGAATAATTTTTGTGTTTTTTACCCAATAGTAATATTTGTTGAAAAAGCTCTTTGCAACACTATCAAATTTTTGTATCTGTACAAATGTTGTTGTGTCTTTAGGAGTACCACTTATTCCTTTTGTAAGTCCTTCCTCAGTATCTGCCTGTGCGGCCCACTGGGTTGGAGTAAGTGTTGTTTCCACCCATTCATACACATCAATTGATGCTCCTGTAAATAACTTGTTCCAATTAGCAGTATTATAGATGATATTTCCTTGATAAGGATTTACAAATTTAGCTGTACTTAGATCCCACCATAATCTTCCAATCCATTTGTCATTCCAATAATTTTCTGAATCAATTACAGTTGTTGGCGAAGCTGTTCCATTAGTGTATACTGCTGGATCATAATGTGTTTTGAAAGTAAGTTCTTCTTCCGCCGCTCCGGCTATCTTTCCTTGTATAGGATCAATATAATCTATTGCTCTTGCAACAGGATTTTCAGAAATGTTATATATGAACACTCCTTTGAATTTTGTAAGATCAACTTGATCCAACGGACTATGTAAAATTGCCCAAGGCATAATATCACGTGTTCTCTTGAAATCAATTAATGTTCCAATAAAGTTATCATCTGTGATGGAAAGTTCTGGCATTGGTACATAAACGTGGTTTTCATTAAACAACAAGAATTCGCCAAATCTTTCAGTTGCAGGATTTTTGTAATTAAATTTCTCTGCGTATAGCAATTTGTTTTTTACCTGTTGATACATAAACACCTGACCACTATCACTGTTTACTTTTTCAAATTGTGTCAAGTTATTGTCAAAAGTTGTTGATAGATTGTCAAATGTTGTGTTTGTAACAAGGTCACCACCCTTTGAACTTACAACTAAATCATTGCCATTGAAGTCTATAGCGGCTCCAAATCTTTCAGCAACATCTTTTTCTGGACTATACAATGTCTGTGTTAAAGAAAACGTTCCAAGATTGTTTGTGTATACAAATACTTTACCATTGTCATTTGCTCTATCATCTGCCAAAGGTGCACCAACGGCAACCATTGAACCGTCATCACTAACAGCAATACTGGATCCAAACCCTATGCCATTGACTGGTGCTGGTATCATTTGTGAGAATCCATAATGTCCTCTAATAAATCTATAAATTATAATTTTAGGATCGCTGTTGTCAAAGTCAGCCACAGTTGCTATCACATCACCAAATTTTGCAACTGCAAATGGGTGTGCATAATTTGTTAAGTTTGTTTTTTCAAACGTACTATCATCGGTTACTGCCAAATTAGTATCATTTGGTAGATAGCCTATGTAGTCAATGAACGCATCAATTAATGTCCAGTATGTTACGTCCCAAGCACCTGCTGTTAAGTTTGTTTTTGCTTCGTAAAATGCTCCATTATACAAAACAATATCGTTAGTGTAATAAGGAATTGAATCACTGAATTCACCTTTGAAATAATAGTTTTTACTTCTAGCCCACTCATAAGTTGTACCGTCAGTATCTCTACCGTGTGTAACTAAATGTATTCTACCACTGTTACTTGTTGTATTGTTACCTGGAGCAGATACAAATAATCTATACAATTCACTTTGTGTAGATTTTGTTAACTTAACAATAGTTCCTAAGAATCTGCTTGACTCTCTTTGAGGATTTGTGTAACCATGTTGGAAACTGTAAAGTCCTGTTCCCATTCTTTCGTAAACAAAATATGCTCCTTCATTTGTAAAGCTACTAGGAGTTCCAGACGTATCTAATTTTAAAGCAGACACTTGAGTCCAGTCTTTGTTTAAAGGATTAGGAGTATTAGGTGTTCTTGCAACACCATTTACTGTTCTATTGTTGTAAACATATATTTCTAATTCATCTCTAAATGTTGGAGCAGTAACAGGCAACATTGTACTATCTGTGTTTTTAACAACAACAAGTTTACCTGCAATACTTCCAGACATATTTGCATTGTCAAGTCTACCTGAAAGTCTATCAACTCCTGCACTTACGCCATCTTTGATTGCAATGGTGCTTGTATCACTGTGTAAATTACCAAACTTAAATGACCCACTTCTATTTTTCACATACAATCTACAATCTAATAACTGTTCCTGTAAATAAGCCACTGTGGCAGTTGCTCCTGACTGTTGGTCAACAATTATATCACCCACCTGTGGAATGAAAGGATTACCATTGTTGTCAAAATTTGTAAATGTTACATCAACAAATCCGTCCCATAAATCATAAACAGTATGTAAAGTGTCATTGAGATAAGTGAAAGATAATCCAAGCACACCTGGATCATATAAAGTTAATCCTGCTCCGCCTCTTATTTCATTTACTCTCATTGTAAATGTATTGGCTACATTTAAAGTATCCGTCCAAGCCTTAGGTCCTCTAAAGAACCAGAATGGACTCATGTCTGACTGTCCTTGTTTATTATAGAAACTTAGATGTCCTAACCTTCCGCCTTTGGTTGGATCAGTAACTTGGTTCAACGCATATACATCATCCATGGTGTTGTAGTAAATTTCTGCAGACTTACTTTCATTTTGAGTAATGATATCCTGTATTACAAACTGTGGTGTAATAATTGATTTCACTGTTGTGTTGAAAGATGTTGCAACATCTATTTTCCACCAACCACCAAATGACGCTTGTGAATTTACAGGTTCTACCAATGTGTATGTACCCATTGATACGCCACCAAGTGTTGCAGTATCACTTGCTAAAAACTGTCCGTTCATGTTACTGATGTAAATGACTGCTTGGTTTACATTCTGCACACTGATTGCATTTACACTTCCTATCGCTGATCCTGTGCTAATTAAATCTCCTACCTGTGGAGTTCTTAAAAGATTATCAAAATATAGTACCGCATCAACTTTTGCTTGTATAACCTTGTTTCCTTCAAGTTCACTTATTGCAGGTCCTGACGATCCAAAAGGTAAAATACCATTTGGATAATTTTGAGAATATTGTTTCCAATTGAATACTAATGTATCGCCGACTGCTGATCCTTCATACTGTGAAGTAGGTGCTCTGACTAAAATATGATCTGTTGGCAAATTAAAATTATAATTTCCTCTTATAGCATAAACTATTTCTGGGTAGGCTGTGCCTGTCCATGTTGTTTTTGCTAACTGTGTAGGATCATAGAAGCTATTAAAAGTAAGTGTTCCCTGTGCCGCAGAAATAGGAAATTGTGCCTCCCAAAAGTTTTCTTGGTATTGTATGATATCATTTTCTACGTAGCTTACGTTACTTGCAAATGTTCCTTTGAATTTTGTTTTTGCGTTGCTGGCATTTGGTGCTCCAATTACAATCCATTTAGCATCTGAACTGATATCTAACCCTGTACCAAACTTACCATCGCCTGTGTATAAATTTGCAGGAGCATCAATTGTTTGTGCATGATTGTAAGTTGTGTTATCGTTTGTTCTTTGGAATATGTAAACCTTGTTTGATTCACTTGCACCAACAACGAGAGTTGTGTTTCTATCATCAGCACCAATTACTTTTCCAAAGTTTGTACTTGAGTCACCAGTTTCAACGTTACTAATAACTTGTAACTCGCTGTGTTGCGGTGTATTCTTTAAAACAATCCAACGGTTAGTGCTATCGTTGTCTACCCAAAGTAATTCACCAACTTGGAATTCACCTGCAAATAATCTTGTGTTTGCTTCTTCAAGGTTGGCAACTCTTGCAGACGTAAATGTTGTTACAAATCCATTTGCAGTTTCTACATCTGAAGTTTCCCCATTGTCTGTGCAAAATACAGTATCTAATTCTGATCGTAATACTTTAAAAAACTTTTCAGTATCTGCTACATCAACTATACCAATGATATCATCTTTGACATAGTTTGCTTGGTTGTTGAGTTGTATTTCAACTTCATTTGTAGTTCCATTTTTAGTTACTTTTACAACCTTGTCATTTGTTCTTACGTATTTTAAAACGTCCCAGTCATCTGTTTTACTTGTTCCTGTCCAAATGTAATCTCCTACATTTAAAGTTGTAAGAGTTAAATTTAAAATATCATCATACTTTGCAACTGTTTGTTTTACATCTGCACTATTAACATAACCAGCAGTTTCTATGTAATCGTCATCTTTATACTTTGTTGGAAAAGGACTATGATCATAACCATCTGGTTTTAAATAGGTTTCAAATGGTCTTTGTCTATAAATTAAATCTGTTTCTTCACCTGTTACTGTTTGTACTAATTCAACTGGCTGTGGACTTAACCTAAATTTACTTTCATCTAGCTTATACTCAACTTCTTCAAAAGATTGAGATGAGCCTAATTGTCCTAATCTTACTGCCCACTCTTCATAAAAATTAACACTATCATTGTCTGTGTTGGATAAAGCATCAAACAATTTAGTTAAACTGTTGAGTGTACCTTTATCTTGTATAAAGCCTTGATAAAATTTGTATTGGCTTACATCATCATTGATAATGTTTTCCAAATATTTTCTTTTTTGATATCCAATAAGATGCTGTGCAACCCTTTGTTGGTCTGTATCAAAGTTATCCGTGTCAAGATCGTAAAAGTCTGCAAATTGTTTTGCTTTGTAATCTAAGTTTGCTTGTAATCCAGACCGTGGCGCTCCATTAAGTCTTTGCCAATCAGTATCAACAAAAACTTCTTTGCCTGGAATCTTTTGTTTTGCAACGTAATAAAATTCTTTGTATTTTACTGTATCGCCTATAGCATAATCTTTCCAGGAATCCCATTCCGAAATGTTTACGTCGTCATACACAAAACCAGGAATGTTTAAACCACCTGTCCAGTCATCTGTTCTGTAACCTAGTACCTTAATACGTTCTTGTCTATAACCAGGCTCAAGATCGTAGATGAAATCACTGAACACAGTTCTGTTGTCAAGTAAACAAACGTGTTCAATTTGTACCAAAGGAACTTTTAGTGCAAAGATTCCATCTGTTGTATTCTTGGTTGATATGCCTAAATTATTATCATTATCTCTGTAAACATTAACGTTTGCTTGTAATAATTTTTTACCGTCTGCCTTGAATAAGTTATATCCATAAAAGTTATCAAATAAATTATCTGCAACATGATACTTTCTATAAAATTGTAAATCAATTGCTCCTGGACTTAATGTAATTACACTATTGGCTTGCCAGTTTTGTGTAGTCCAAAACATAAATTCTTTTGCACTCAAAGACCAATCTTCAACTTCGTTTATTTCTTTATTGTAATTTTCAAATATAAAACCTTGTGATTTTAAATATCTTTCATATCCTAACAAGAAGTCGACAACTCCCTGTATAGTTCTAATTTGTGTACCATAAGCTAATTCAGTTGGTTGTTGATTTATTCCTTCGTTCCATTGACGTCTGAAAAATGCTTGTCTGCCTCCTTTTACAGGAAGTTCTGATAATCTTACAAAGTTTGCTTGTTCAAAACTATCACCAGCAGTATGCAAAGTTTCTGTCATGTAAAACTCGTCTGCAAATTTTACAATAAATCCTGGTGAATAAACTTGTCCTGATGTCCAGCTAACAAAGTCTTCGCTAACTCCGCCAACACTTACCAACGGATCATCTGCAAGTTCAATTGGTGTGATATATTTAAAGTAAGGATTGTCATAATCATAACCTTTAATAATAAAGCCACTTGCTACTTTCTCAATTATAACACCACTGTAAGGCACAAGGTCAACTACACTACTCTTGTTTAAAAATATTTGATAGTTTTCATCTGGTACAAAAACATTGCCTTCATTGTATGGAGTTCTGCTATCAAGTATAAGTTTGAATTTAGCTTTATCAGTAAACCCGCCTATCTTTAATCCTAATTGATTAGTAATACTCTTCAAATCAGTTTGATAGTTGTTATAGTATTTTACAGTTTTACTATTCATGTACTCTGCGACATAGTTTATCAAACCTGCTGTTTGTACACGTTCAGTATCAGATACTGTGTTAGGAAACACAATATCTTTTAACCTTAATCTTTTACTAGTTTCTGTATAAATTATTTCTTTAGCAAGATTCCTTTTAAGTCTTGATCTGTCTAATCCTAAACCAATAATTTTTGTAGGTTGATTTAATATCCATGCAGTTACTAAACTAAAAGGATATTCAGAACTTCTGCGCCAAGCATTTTCAGTTGGTGCTTGATCACCAAACACAAAAGGTTCTTGCGTTCTATTGCTAATATAATTTTTTGCATAGTTACTGTCTAATGGACTTAATAGGTTACCGCCATCATCAACTGGTATATGCTTTGTTATGTTTGGTCGTGCATATTTTTCGTTGTAAACCATTGGCACATTAGGTATTCTGTATGCACCTTTTTCTATGTCTTGCCAAAGTATTTTATTTTCACTTGTATACGGAGCCGCACCATACACAGTTTGCCACCAAGTTGGTTCTTCGCTGTATCCTAATATTTCCCATGGGTGCGTATGCGGACGATCAGTGTCGTATGCTTCTTTGTAAACTGCTCTCCAATAACCTGGATTTGTTTTTTGTGTTGGTGAACTAGTATTTTTATAATTGTAAGTAAAACTATTAGTTCTTGACCAGAAAGTAAAGTCTGTGTAATCTGGGTCACCTACTGCTCTGTTCCATTCAACAAAGTCAGGTAGTAATGCTTTATCTCTGGCCGCTCTACTGAATCCTGTATCTCTTGATTCTCCGCCAATGAAGTCATGTATGTTTACAATGTCAACATCATATTCTACCTTTATATTATTGTAAATTCTTTTTTCTAATTCAAGTAACAAGTCATCTCTAAAATCATTGTAAGCAACAAATATACTTCCATCATGTCCTTGAATAACTTTTGTAGGAGTTTGGTAAGTGTTGTCTACAAAAATTTCTGGCTTAAATTTAGGATACAAACCTAGCTTTGTAGGAGTTGGTGGAATGTAACTTCCGTCAGTATTTTCATATTCATATATTTCAATTACATCATTAATAACTTTTGTTTTTGTAATTGTAACAAAGCCTGCGTATGCGGATTCGAATTTGTAATCAGTGCCATGTATCAACTGAACTCCGTTGATGTAAATGCTGACAGCCCTATTTGATAAAGCTGTAAGATCAAAATTTGTTGCCAAAGCATAATACTGAGTAGATGTATTTTCAACAACGTGTGTAGATTTCTTAAACGTTCCATAACCAATCATGTCACTGAAGTAAAACGGCATATCGTTGGTTTTACTTTTGTTCAATTCTTCCATCACTTTGTCAAAGTGTATTTTTGTTGCTCCATCAAATCCTAAACCAGTTGCTGTTTGTAAAAATAACTTTCTAAATTTGCCATATTCTTTTCTTGCAAATCTTAATGAATGAACAATGTTTGCATCTTTGCTTGTTACATGATAATTTGCTAAATTAAAAGGTCCACTTGATTGAATAAATCTTGTTCCATATGCAGATAAGTTTCCAAGGTCTCTTAAATTTCCAGTGCCTGGAAATACACCAGAAAAGTCATCACGCATTTCAACAATACTAGACACATGATCATTTACTTCTCCTAAAGTAAAACTTCCAATGTTATCATTCAAAGGATTACGTTCTAAGTTTCCTGCAATTTCATAAACACCATTTGAATTTTTGACTGTTGCACTTTTTGTTTTAATAACTAATATATCATCAACAGCTAAATCATTTACAAATCTTATATAAGCAATTCCATTTAATCTGTTTATTGTGTAATCAACTCCGCTTGATTTTGCTTTATTGTTTACATAAACTCTTGCCCATAAATCGTTAATGTCACCACTTCTGTTATAAACATCAATAGCAAAGTCATTTAGCTGTGTGTTTACAACATATTGTCTACGCACCAACTGTTTGCTTTCTTCATATCCTTTTGTCCAACCAGATGCGTATGTAAATGTTGTTCTATCTGTATATCTTCTTAATAAACCTACATCTGTTTTTCCAGAAAACGTTGCGTTCATCTGTTGATATGTAAAAGTATCAGTAAGTAGATTGAAATCAAATACAATATCTCCTGTGTTTACTAATGCTCTGTATGTTAAAGGAAAACCTAAAACACTATCATTGGCTCCTGTTCCACGTTTGTAACTGAAAAGTTTTGTTCCTGTAAAGGTAGAACTTGGGTAAGTTGTTGCATCTTTAAAATCATTTCCATTAACATCGTACAGGTCAAAGGTTGGACTTTGGTTTACTGATGTTTTTTCTTGTCCAGCTAACCATTTGGTACCATTGTAATACCACATCTTACCCTTGTAAGTTTCTCCTTGTTGTACAAGCACACACTCATTTTCTAATGGAGATGAATCTGTTTCTTCAATAAGGCTTATCTGTCTAACGTTGTTATGTGTAATAAATTTTACTTTAAAAATTTTACCTGCTACTCTTGTGTCTGGATCAGCTGTGAACAATATTCTCATATTGTCACCTACGTCTACTCCATCAATATTGTAACCTATTGCACCTTCTATTGTACTAAACACGTCGGCTGTAAATGTGTCTAATAGATCAACATCATCTTTTGCCTGTGTACCAAAGCCATACAATTTTAATTGAGCATCAAATTCTATAATAGGCCTTGCCGCTCTACCTGTTTGATTTATGTCTGCTGGTTCGTCAAGTATTGTTGCAATATTTTCAAGCACACTTTTATGAAACCATTTATTATATCTTGACCATGGACTTCTACTTGTCGCTGATCTATTTTGTACAATGTAATCATGTGCATCTGCATAAGCACTGGCAGTACTAAAAGGACTTCTGTCAAATCCTTCAGAGTCAAAAGGATTGGCTCTGCTTGTTGAATATGTACCAGGTATCATTACATCTTGTTCAGCAATAAGTTTAATTTCATCTCCTACACCTTCTACATACCAACTGCCTTCAGCATATTTGGCAGGTGTTACGGTGCCTTCAAAATTAACTTTCATACCATTTGACATTTCATAGCCATTGGTCATCTTGTAAGTTTTCTTGCCAAGTATTTCTGCTTCAACATCTATTGCAGAGTTTTCTAAAACATCATATACTTGAATAAGCCCACTTGCATTTATATCATTACTGTTTACATAATATAAAGTGTCTGGTGCAAGTAAGTCTACTGTAAATTCTATTGTGCCAACATCTGTAGAATGTGTGCTATCACTTATGCCTGAACTGTATAGGTAGTCATTGTCTAAAGTTCTTGCAGTCCTAAAACTTAAAGGCATTCCAGGAGTATTAACTTCAAACTTATATGTTTGACCTCTATAAAGTTTTAAGGTAGGATTGTTTGTTTTTCCATCTGGAGTAAAAACGTATGCCTTGTTATCTAGGTTGTCAATGCTGGTTACTGTGTAGGTACTTGTGATTCCTTTAGCTTGTCCTGTTACAGGTATTGACAATGGTCCGTTTGGTAGCCAATAGTAATCTCTAAAGTTTGTAAATTTATCCCAATCAATGTGCGGATTCCAAGCATAGTATTCTTGTCTGAATGCTTTGCTGTCATCGTCTACAGTTCCATTGAATGCCTTGATTTGATTTTTAAGATCATTGTAATCTTTGTAAAACGTTACATTGTTTAAATTATCTTTGATTACGGTTGCTGGTTCAAACTGATATTCTTCTCTTTCAGTGCTAACATCAGATACATAAGTGTCTGCCGCCTTACGAGCAGTTGCTATTCTTCTGCCATAGTATGCACTTATTTTTTCAGCGACACCAGGATTTAATAATTGATCAAGTGTAGCACTTAAAAACTTTTTGTTGTGTGCAGTTCTAAAATATTTAGGAAGATGTTCCGCACTTGTTCTGCGGTGCTGGGCTTTACTTTGATTTCCTGCCGGTAATGGATATTCTTCTTGGTTTGCATTATAGGCCATTAGTATCCACTCCCAGAGGATCCGCCACCTGAAGAACTAGAAGAGCTTGAAGAACTTGAACTAGATGAACTAGAACTTGAACTTGAAGTACTTGTAGAACTTGAATTGCTGTATGAACTTGAAACTGATCCAGTTGTATAAGTTGCACCACTTGTTACGCCTGTTGTAGCACTTGTAGTTGTTGTAACTACATTGCCTGACGCTTTAAGTTTACTTGCTGTGATGGCATCAATAATTGCTATGTCATCAACTGTTGCCGCACTTATAAAGATTTCGTCTGCTTCTGATTTAATCTCATATAAACTTCCAAATGCTTGACTTTCTTGATTTGGAACAATTACAAGATTTACAAGATCAGGCGCTGTTTTGTTCATTACATACGTAGCCATCTCTGAGAAATGAAAAGTATCACCAAAATCCCAATTTTCTAAAGCAAAATATTGATTAATTGCAGTAACAACTCTTGCTTTTATATCATTGTCATTAACAACTTGGTCTGGGTTTTTAACAATTTTTATACTTGCCTGTAATCGAGCATCTGCTTTTGCTCCAAATAATATTTTGTATTTCACAGGATGATATATTACATCATCACTGATAGATTTAATTTTACTAATTGACGATCCATAATTGTTAAACAAATTATCACTGCTTGGTGGCAATGGTAAATTTTCAATGTTACCATCTAAATATTGTCTAAAGTTTGTGTCATAAGTTCTTGTTAACAGATATGTGTCCACAATGTTGCTTGAACTTGGATCTATTCTACTATCATCATCTGCAGAATGTATGTAATGGAACTTTAATCCATCTCTACCAATGTATGCTTTGTAATCTGTTGTTAAATCGATTGAAGCTGAAGATGAATTATAAACTTTAAACACTCCTTCTGTAACTAGATAAAACACTTGTCCATTAGTGTATTGACTTAATGCACCAACAAAACTTTCATTTTGTTTAATAATTACTGTACCTGTTGAATTGTCCATGTATTTGTAATCTTCTATTCCGTCACTTGTTGTATATTTTTGTAAGAATACATATTTTGAAAGTGCGTTTGTTGTTTCGTTTACTAAGGTTACAAAAGTTTCTGGATCGTCTACAACACCATCATCATCTGAATCAAAGAAAGTAACTTCAACTTTCTTGCTATCAATGTATCCATCTCCATCTCTATATTCCGAAGATATTTCCCATGGATAATCTACATTGAATGGTGAAGTTGAATCAGGTTGCGTGTTGATGTTTAATATTTTAATTTTATCTTTTATAATCTGTCCTGTTCTATTATCATAAATTTTTTGTGTGCTGTCGTAATAGAATCTTATTTCTTCATTACTTTCAAAGATATATCTCTGTCCCCTTGTAGTAATTGTATACTTCTCTCCATCAGTTTCAAATAACAACAGCCAACTTGCATCAAGTTGTTGGTCAGTGACGTCACCTGTTTTACCTGTACTAAATGCACTTGAAATATCTAAATTGTTTTCAGTGATCATTCTCCATTGTCTTAATGAACTGTCATATCTTAATCCAAATGTCTTGTAAGCAAATATTTGATCAGTCATCTGTGATTGCACATCTGCAAGTAAAGTTTTACTAAACTTAGGTTTTAGTTCAGACAGTATTGCATTAGAATCTATTATGTCATTTAAAATTATAGGACCTGTGCCATCTGCATTGTCAGTTGTACCATCTCCGGTTACACTAACAACTTTCATCCATTTGTAAGTTATTGCATTTTTATGATCTGCCGCACCAACCATTAATTTGTGTGAATTATCTGCCATAAAATGATAACCTGTAGGAGCAGTAAATTTAATTAATGTGCCAGGTTCAATAAATTTTAAAGCACTTGCAGTAAATGATCCTACTTGCAAAGGCGTTGAATTAGAGTCAACAAATTTTCCTGTTGACATATTTGTTTTTGTGCTTGTTGATGACCATTTTGCACCAAGATCAGCAACTAATGTTTTTGGAAAGTTTGTTAAGAAATAATTTACCATTGATTTTTTACTTAACAATGGTGTAACTGTATTTGCAATGGTTCCTTGTATATCTGTTTTAGTTACAAAAGTAAAACTGGTCTTTTCTGTGAAACTATCTTTGTATAGCACTCCATCTGCACCGTACAAGTTTGTGCTTGAATATTTTCCTGTTGCATCTAAAAGATCATAATATCTTGAAATGCCAGATGATGTTCTGTTTACACTTTTTACTTTTATAATTTCTTGACTTATGCTTAACGGACTTACCTGATAGTCTTCTCCAGTAACCATTCTATTTTGTGTATAATAAGTTGCTGGTGCATTCTCTCTAATACTTGCATTACTTTCTGATACTGTTGCATTATCAACTGTGTATTTTAGTTCAAGTGTTAAACTTATTGTTTCACTGTTTCCTGCTTTGCTTGTATAAGGAATGTTTACACTAATTGAAACAAGATCAGAAGGAACAATGTTAAATTGATCATTTAATGATGTTCTGTAATAAGTTCTAAAAGAGCCTTGTGGTAAGTTTCCAAAAGTTCCATCACTAAAAATTAAATCAACTTTATCTTGTGTTTTACTTAAAACTCCGTAAATGTTTCTTACACTTTTACGCAAACTGTTATAAACAATATTATTTCCTTCTACTGAATCAACCTTGGTCCATAATTGATCTTCAGTACCGATTGAATTTAATTTGTAAAGCCAAATGTCTGTGTTGTTGATGTTGGTTGCTTCTAGACCAACTGATTGATTTGTGCTTGGTGCGTCAATTTGAAAAGTACCAGTATCTAATACTCCTTGTCTGAAATGTACAAAATATCCTGAGTTAGAACTTCCTGGTCCTCTTCCATCATCTCTGTATAAAAATCCTAAACTATTTCCTGGCAATGGTGCTTCTTCATAAATTATACCATCGTTAACATCTGTTGACACAACCTGAAACTGCATATTTTTTCCATCAACATTTTTACTAAATGTATAAACAGGAACATCTGAGTTACTTGCGTCAAATCTATATTGGAAAGTTGGAACACCTTCAACTGTGTCTGCCTTAATTGGTTTACCTACAATGCTGTTTACAGGCAAAGCGGCATTCAAAACTTTTTCAAATTGTTCACGCCAATTAGTGTTTGCAGGATCGTTCCATAATACTGTTTGGTTAGCTAAATTTGTTCCGTTGCTGTCAACAATATCTTCAGTGGTTGCAATAGATTCAAATTTTAATAATCCATTTGCTGTTTGGTTTCTTTTTGGATTGTAAGAAAGAAGTCTAGCTAAACGCAGTATTGACTCTCTACGTTCAGCTAACTCTAAAAAATTTTCCCTTGCATTCAAGTCAATTCTATATGAAATGTTTTGACCGAGGAAAGCAATAAGATCAATTAATGCTAGGTACTCACTTGATTCGATGTAATCATTAAAATCTTCTGGATAATTTTGACGCAAATAGTTGATCATTGTCCTACGGAGATTATCAAAGTCGTAGGACTTGAACTCCGCATTTCTGAATGACTGATAGACCTTCTTCCAGTCTTCAGCTAACAATAATCTATTTTGTCTATTTGTCGATGACATTTGCTTTCCTTATTATAAGTATTTATTTTAATCCATTAAGTGCGTACTTAAAACTGTCCTGCATCTTCGTCAAATTTAAGTCTCAAACGTTCCGAAATATTGTATGGTAGATATGTCAAATCTACGTCAATTAGTATTCCACTTTCGTAACTGTCACACTCTATGGTGCCTGCAACTACACGAGGATCGCTATTAATAATATCACTAACATTTTTTGCTATTGCTTCTTTTAGATCTTCTGTCAATGGCTCGTGTATGGCATCCCATATAATTGTTCCAAATTCTGGATTCATCAGCTTTTCGCCCTGTTTTATATGAAAGCTGTTAATGATGTCTTGTTTTATCAATGCTATATCAAACAATGATTTGCTGTTGTTCTCAGGATTAACTGTGCTAATACCTTTATAGGCACGGTTAGTTGTAGTTGGTTGTATGTTTTCTCCTGAAGGAACTGTAATTTTTTTGTATAAGTCTGCCATATCAATATTTACCTATGCTTTAAACTCCTTTTTGAATACATCTGGAGTAGTTGGTGTTGGTAATGGATTTGCCACTGTTGTGACCAAATCTCTATCAGTTACAGCAACTTTAAATGCTAACGGGTTCAAGTTCTCATGATGTGTCCAAGGTTCAGCTTGTGGAGAACGTTGTGAAAGAATACCGTAGGTCGTATGACCCGGTACGCGGTGCGTAGACAGAGCGGACGCGACAGCGGCCGTAGCCGCCTGCGGTCCATTCATATGGATTTCGGTAGCGGTTTCTGTATGGTTGCCGCCGCTGAGTATATCAGTTGTACTTCCTGCTGTGAGTTTGTTTGCTCCACCTGTGTTAACATCAAAGTCTGAAGTTGTTGTGATCTTTGTGCTACCGCCCACAAGTATGTTTGTGTTTTTATTGGATTCTATCTGTACCCTTCCTTTGAGGATCTTGTCTCCCACATAATCACCTGATGCTTTCAAACTTAAATTAGCACCCGCTTCAATGGTGAAGTTTCTGTCCGCTGTTAAATTGAAATCATTCTTGCTGTGCATACTGATTGAGTCTTCTGCGAATATATCAATCTTGCCGTCTGAAGTTAATTCAATCCAAGCAGTACCTCTGCTGTTGCCAATGTATATCAAGTCTTCTGTGTTGTGCAACAGTATTTGATGTCCTGTACGTGTACGCAAACGCACCAACTCGTTGTGTGGTCTTGTGACATCTCCATCAGTTTCACCAACATTTACATTTGCATAGTCTGGTGATTCTTCACTTGGAGATTTTTTTCTTAAAAATTTGTCATTACCATCATCAAATGTCAATGACGTTCCGCCCAGTCTTGCCTTGAATATGTTGTTGAAGTTTTCGTTTGTACCAACTCTAACCTTTGGTGACCCACTGGTCTTGTCCACAGGTCCTGGAGTGGATATTCCAAACACCGCACTTGGAACTTCTCTCCTTGCACTTGATGATGTGATACCACGTGTTTCGTCTTCCAACAAGCCTTGTGCTTGTAGTGTGTCCGTGATCATTTTTTGATATGGCTTTTTAAATTTTGTAGGATCAATGCCTGAACCAGTCTCAATCTGTTTGTTGTATTCAGTTACTGGTAATTTTTTACCCTTGAGATCATCTGGTGTGCCGTCAGTTGTGAAAGTTGATGCCGCATGATCCGGAACGGCATGGTTCATGAACTTGTCATTAACACAACCCAACCAGTAACACAGATTAGGATTACCTTCCGCAAATATCACCAATACCTTTGTGCCCACATCTGGTGGCACAAACCACATACCATAACTTTGTTGTCCATCCTTGTAGGTATCATTTTTTGTTGTACCCCAAGATGGTGTTTGTCCTGCAAACGGTGAAAGGTATCTGGCAATGTAAACTTGACCTTCTGCAAAGTTGACGTTACCACTGGTGTTGGTTTTCAAAAGCTGTACAGTTAGAGCTCCTTGGTATTCAGGATCAAGATTGTTGATTACCCTTGCTTCATATGGACCTGGTTTTGCAACCACGGTTGTGTGCTTGGAATTTCTATCTACGTTTGTATTCTTTTGTGGAAGATCACTCATTATGTATAACTCGAACTTTTATTACTATTAGCATTTCTAAGAATGGCATCTTGATATGTTCCTGGTAATTTTTCTTGTTTGCTTTCATCCTTACCTTTTACATTACCACCTATGTCCTGAGCTGAATCCGAACTTTGTTTTGTATCAATTCCTGTTTGATTCATTTGTCTCAGTATCTCAAGTGTCTGTGTGAACTGACCTTCACTGAAGTCATGCTCAACTTTAGTTACCCTATATAAGCCACTGAACTGTGGAACTTTGAGCGAATCTCCGCCCACCATTCCGCCTTCAAGTATTCCTCTGTTGCTGTAATCATATGGTGTTCTGAAGTTCAGTCCAATGTATACAAATCCTCTCACGTAATCCATGGTTCTGTCTTTGGTGTTGAATATGATAGGACTGCTTTCTGCTTGATAGTTGCCCATGCCACTGTCAGAAAGAAACCAAGGATCACCCATGATCTTTAATCTGCATCTTACCAAGTCCACGTTTGAATTGATCAATGCTTGATGAAACTCCCTTGCGATAATGTCTTTGGTACTTGCATCTGTACCACGCATACCAGAAGTAATAACTTGTATGTCACTGTCCTGTAAATTTTTGACAGGATAAACTCTTTCTTCTTCCTTCTTACCTTCTTTTTGTGTAATGTTTTGTTCATCAGCATTATTATTACTTGTTGCTGAATCGCCCTTGTCTTGTTGTTGTGCTGTGTCCTTACCTTTGGTAAGTGGAGCATTTGTTAAAAATCTTGTGTTGTATCTAATGTCAAACTCTAAGACATCTTTGTTTCTTCCTGTGTACAGATAGTTGTAAACCTTGGAAAGTTTTCTGTATATTTCCTTTGTTCCTTTTGACGGCTCTGTTGGTGCCTGCCAAATTGAACTGTGTACTTTGAAAGGAATAACTTGGAAAACATATATGCGTGGCATTCTTCCTTTTTTAACTGCTGTGTCTTTGACAGGAACAAAATACATCTTTGTTTGAATTGTAAACCAATCTCTAAATCCTTCTGGGTCAGTTGCTTTATCTGTAATGCTTTTAGCCCATTCACTGGACACAACCATCTCTTCGATAATTTGATTTAGTTTTGTTCCTTTTTCAAACTTGAATGCTCTCTTGTCCTGTGGAATGCTTATTGCCCCTTGTTCAAATACATTTTTTTCTTTGTCATAACTTGCATAGTAGTTTCCAGGACGTATGCCACCCTTGCCTAGCTTGTCTGTTAATAATTTTCCTTGACCAATTTGATTTATGTTTTCTTGCTTTAAAGAGTTGGCTTTGAGTGCATCTGAGGTTTTTGATCTTTTCACAGCAAATCCTGTAACGTTTTTTACCCAAGTCTCATAATCAACCTGTCTCACACTTGTGGTTTCTCCATATCTTGAAGCATATTCTTTTTCAGGATCATAAGTTGCAGATGTTTCTGAATCTCCCTGCTGTTCACCTTTGAACTTGCGACTTGAAAGATCTTTTGATTTTGGAAATAATATGATGTATTCATCAGAGAAAGTTGTTTCTTCTTTTGTTTCTCTATCTAGTAATGCACTATTAATAACTCTTGTTAAACTTTGTGATCCACTTTGTAATGCTTCTTCTACAGTTCCACCTATGATAGTAATATCTTGTTTGATTGTTTGCACACTATCAGCATTGGTTCCCATTGATGTTGATATGGCTGGTATTTCATATACACAACCTCCCGCATCAACAGTCATGTTTGACTGACTTAAAAGGATAGGAAAGAATCTTCTTCCAGCCCTTTCTGTTTTGTCATTGTCAGTGTGTCCAATAAATTCACACATCAAACAAAACGGTGATCCAATGTAAGTTTCATACCCTGCCTGCATGGCCCCTATCTGTAACAGTTCTAAAAACTGTCCCATACTGTAAGGTTCTTTGACAGTAAAATTAAAATTATGCACAGGAGGCATTCTGGTTGGACCACTTGATCCTATTATTGATTTGATGCTTACATCTTCAATGTAATATTCAACTTTGCCGCCTGCTCTTTCTAATCTTGTTTTAGGACGTCTTTCACTTTGATAATTTCCTATTCCACCTGCACCTTTGATTAAAACAGTTTGTGGTTCACTAGTCATGTATGTGTTGTCTGGATCTGCCATTTCTTCTGGTGTAAGACAAAACATTGACCATACTGTGTTGAAAGATCTATATTTGTGTAAAACGTTTTCAATTAAATGTATTGTATCAACTTTGTGATCACGCATTTTTCTAAAACTAGCGTCATAGTCAATGTCATCAAGTACAACTTCTTCTGTGTTTTGCTTGGCAATTACTTTGTTATTTGTTGTAGATGCTCCTGTGTAAGAACTTGTGGTACCGTCAGCAATTGAATCAACATCTATTGTTGCTGAACCACCCAGTTCTTCTGTTTGGAATATTTCATTTTTTACAACTGCAAGAGATTCGTCCATGACACTTCCAATGGACTGTCCACTTTGTAATTTTTTTTCTATTTCGCTTTCTAGTTTGCCAGCTCTCTCTAGGTCAACTGTTATCCTATTAGGAATTGCCATAACCTATACTCCTAGTACTGTCTTTAACGCGGCCCCTTTTGGAACGTAAATCTTGGATCCGGATTTGAAATCATATATAGGATCTTCCATTGTGTCCATGTTACGTTGACAAAACACCCACCATAGATTTGGATTGTTGTAGATGTCATAAGCAAACAAATCTGGTCTTTGGTGATACTGTGGTTCTATCTGATAAACAACATCATCACTTGAAGCTGGAATAGGTCTAACCTTAAAATGATTTAGATAAGCATTAGTGTCATTATAATTTGTGTCTGCGTAAGGACTTGATTCTTTGTAATTTGGCATTAGATGAATCCTT